GATGTGACCGATTATATATACACTAATTGGCAGGAAAATTATGATTTGGTCCCATCATTCAGATCGGACGTTCAAAAAGCAAGAGCTTTCAGAGTGGTGGTGACTATCTCCCAAACTGTTTGCAATGACGTTTTGAGTGAGCAGTTGGATAGAAATTTCAAAGCGAAATTTCTTGACCGACTGTCAGCCTCCTTAGCTATGTCTCGAGATATCACTTATCCATATTGCGAGACACGTCCCTTTAATCGCAGTCGTCATCTAATTCCTTCACTAAACGCAGGAACGTTGCTAGAACGCGCTAGGGATCCCAAAAAGTTTGGATTTCATGAATCGGGAAACCCATCTCTCTCGGGATTGACCCTTTTCGAAACGCCATGGCTCAAGACGAAGATTAAGGAAAGCTCGTTTTTGCGTCTGAAGGCGCAGTTTACGCTTCAGTCCTCTCCACAAGATGTGTGGGGAGTCGGGGCGAGCGAAGTGCTTCTCGAAACTTTGATTTCGTTCAGTTACCAACTGGGATTGTTAAAAGCAAGCGTAGGATGTCCCTCGAGTAGTCTTCGTGCCATAGAGTTTGCGAGAGCATCCACAGAAATCAGCAGACGTATTCCAGTTGACCGTGAGCATGGAACATATGCTCCTCAAGTTGATGTTTCGATATTACTTCCATTAGATATGGATCTATCGTTAAATCAAGCATGGAGGAATAAACTAAGGTTCTTCGTGGATAAGGACATCAGGAAAACCTTCGGGTTGACCTCTCGTGAGCTTGAGTTGCCTCACCCTCATATGCATGCTCTGGTGCACAATGTTTTCCTTAAGCAGTTTAACGACTAGGAGGTGCAGCAATGGCGGTTTCACGAGGTGAGGTAGACAAACTTGTCTTGACCGCACCATACTTCGGAAAGTCTCCGCGGGCCACAAGAGAGTTCATACTACCTGGAGTGCTAAACGATGCGAGATACGCCACCACTTTGGTGGCGATCTACGAGGCGTTACACAAGAGGTATCTCCTCAATGAGGGCACCGGATGGAATAAGATCCCTAGTGATTTTGATCGACTTCTCAATCTAACAGGGTATCCTATGAACCCGTTGGGCACTCCATTTCCCTTTGATAGATCGGCAAACCCAACCTCTGATCACTTTAAAAGAGCATTGCCAATAGTATGTGACCTGATGACTCAGAAGCCGAAGGATGGCTTATCACTACAGATATCGAGGTTATCCCACTCGGGACTTCCCTTCATGACAAAGAACATGGAGTTCAAAACTTCGTGCTTTCTGAACTGGAAGACTAACCATGAGTGGATCAAGCGGAATCTGAGGGATGGAAACTTCAAAGAGTTGGCGAACGGCGGGCCTAATAAAATCCCGATCTGGTTCGCATCCTCCATCGGACGGAGGGCCCAGCCCGATTCCTGTAAGACGGAGTTCGAGGGCGAGAGGTTAGTTAAAAGCGTGAGCAAGCCGCGTCGCGTACATGATTACTTAGGGAGGGAAGTGATTGCAGACAAGCGTCTTCCATTTACGAAACTCGTCCATGCAATGCGTGAGCGCACCGTTTGGGGTATATCCGGAACATGCAATTATGTGTTTCAGGCAGTAGCCCAAAAGGCCAGAGCAAGCTATTTCGAGAGATACGGAGCAACCTTCCACCACGTGGATGTTCCAAAATCATTTTCACAACTAGCTAGGGGATCCGTAAATCGATCATCCGATGTCTCTACTTTTGATCAAACGATGAGCAACTTCATGATACGCACTTACCATAAGTACCTTGTTAAGAATCAGGGGTTGGACCCAATCATCGAGAATGCGATGAATTTGGTAGTGACCCCTCCTTTCGTGAAAACAAGCGATGTTATCGGGGTCAAGCACAGCTCGTGGGAAGGGAATCCTTTTGATCCTGCTCAGGGCGCTTCGCAGCGTGACTGTGGTTTACCATCAGGTATATTTTCGGTATCTGACGTAGGAAAGGCAGTGATGACGAGCTACTTTCTGGGAGTAGCGTTCGCGGCGGGGCTGATTAGCGAGCTGGATCACGAGACTATCGATTCCTTTTTGGTAAGGGGTGGAAACGATAGGATTCTGAGATATATGAACATGGGGGACGATTCCTTCTTCTCCTTCAAGGATGAAAGCACCGCGAAGGCATTCGAGGAGGCGATGCTCTCGGATAAGACGTTCGATGTAAAGTGGGATGCTACACCATCTTTTCTGTCCTACGAGCTCATAGACCGAGACTCCACCTTTGATGGAATGCCGGGTCTAACTAATGGTGTTGTCAACCCATTGGTCCCGGAAGTAGGAATATCGAACCCAAAGCGTTCCAAAACGTGGGCTTTTGGTCTCATGGATCGTCTTAACCACTATGAGAAAAACCCACAGTTTAGGGTCGTGTACGATGAGGCGCTGTTCATCCTTGGGAAGGAGTATGGCGTTGACTTTCCTGC